GCTCGGTCCGGGAAAGTAAGCGAGCGAAGCGAGCAGAACAGTGACCGTTCTTTACTCGTTTTTGCTATACATGCTATACATACCCAACTCAGTTTGCACCGAGTCGAGTACTGATTTAAAAATTAACTATGCTTTTATAGCTTTTACATATTTAGCTTTAGACCATCTGTATTTCTCAGGGACATTTATTCCACATCCCTCAAGGTATTGCCAGTTGACTACAAAGCCATCCGTTTTCATATTTGTTTCTTCAGTGAATATCTTTATATATTCTTTTTGATAGTCTAAGGATATTCTAAGCATATCTAATATTGATTTCTTATAACCTATTATATCGTAGTTAGATTTATTAAATCCTATTAGTACACCTTTCTTTTCGTCTTTAGCAAAGTTAGTTCTTGACTTTACATTTTCAAGTATAATTTCAAGATTAGTATACCATTTCCAATCTGGATCCCACGTAGATTCTTTATCTACTGTATTAAATATATCTTCAATACTTTTACCATCATAGTTTGTGATTTGTAATTCACCTCCGTATGAATCATCCCAACAGTTACATATCTTTTTATTATCAAAGTATATATCCCATTCTTGTGATGGACCATCGTGCCCTCGCATTGTCTTTATATTTTTTGCAATGCTTCTTTTGTAAAACTCATTTAATGTTATTTTATTTTTCATATTATTATTTTAGTTATTAATTTAAATTCACTTATAATATCAATTACTGTTCGTATTAGGTCCAGATTACTTCACTCATTTTTGCTATACATGCTATACGCACCTGCCCTTTTGCTGGCCTAGCTACTTGGGTTATCAGGTGGATAGATGAGTGAGCTTAGCTGAAGGCCTGCTATTAACAGACCCCCGAACTAAACTAACAACTATATTAGATATATGATTTCATGTCTCTAACAAACCTTGGTAGGTTGAAGCTTTGAGTATATATCTTATACTTCTTGAAACATGCCATGCTATCGAATCTCTCTTGATTCTCTTTGTACACTTTATCGTGGTCGTAGTCACATACTTTGCCATCATAATTTGTGTACTTGATGATTAGGCCTTGACCAACTAACTTCTTTCTTATTACAAATCTTTTAGATACTATACTTCTCTTAGATTCTTTTTTACTATTTACTTTTTTTACTTTAGTCATTATATATTATTTAAGTTATTTTTAATTTAAAGTTCATATATAATATCATAATAGTACCGTGTCCGCCTAGTCCGGAGTTAAGCACACCTCGAGCACCGCAGGCAAACCGCGCACGCACACAGCCATCCGGGAAAAGCCAAACCGTTCTGCGCAAATACCAGGAAACAGGGCCCGGTGGGGGTAAAATATTCACTTTCCGTTACGCACCCGTGCTCGCCTAACATTGCGTAACCCATTACCTCTACTCATCTAATAAGATTTTTTTAGTATATTGAGGTATGAAAAGAATTAGGTATGTGAAGTCTAAACAACAATACCTGACAGAGGAAGAGATCTTTACCTGGGTGGGAGAAAGACAGCAGGAGCTGTTGGATTTATCGCCGAAGTATAGGATGTACTTTCAGGATTGTCTTGGTCAGTTTGTTGTGATAGATGAAAAACATTATAAGGTGACATTAGGTACTAAAGAAATATTTAATAAGTAGCTATTGTCGCGTAATATATAAAGTATGAGTTATAAACAGTATAAACACCTTATGAGCGTAAACTTCATGGGTATAAGAGATAAAGTAAAAACCTATGGGAAAACAAAAATTAAGTCCACTGGCAGCAAAAAGAAAAGCAGTTAGAGATAAAGCCTATGCGATGTCAACGGATCGTAAGAAGAAAAAAGCGGAAAATCAAAGAAAGAGAAGAGCGGCAAAGAAAAAAGGTATAAATTTGAAAGGCAAAGATTATGACCACACAAGAGGTAGATTTGTATCTGTAAAAGTAAACAGAGGAAACGGTGGGCGTGGTACTAAAAAAGCATAAAAGCGCGTAATTATAACAATATAGGAATTAAACCTAAATACCAAAAACGATGACGTTTTATTATAAAACCTATTCCTTCTCACAAGGTGGGCAGGGAATACCCGAAGAAACCAGGAAGCTTTGGGAGCTTATAGCTGACAAAAAGAACTGGAGAATAGTCCAATTACCAAATGGATATTACCAAGCAGAATACAACAAAGACCCTGATTGGATAGATGTAACCAGACGCGAAACATTAAAAGCGTGTGAAACCGCAATAGACAAGAGCATTGAACATTATAAGAAGAAGCTTGAGTTTGCCGACGGACCAAAAGTAATAAAGACATTCAAATAATCACTTCTTATCAATCAAATTAAATTAAATGGAATATAATAACCCAAGTGAGATAGTAAAGGATTTGACCTTTGGTGAACACGCCAGAGATAGAATCATGCAAGGTGTAGAAAAACTGTCATCCGCAGTAGCTTCTACGCTAGGTGCTTCAGGAAAATGTGTAATATATGAAGATGCAATGGGTAATCCCATCATAACTAAAGATGGTGTTACAGTTGCAGAATCTGTAGTGTTAATCAACCCGGTGGAAAATATAGGGGCTACACTAATAAAAGAAGCAGCTAAAAAAACAGTGAGAGAAGCAGGTGACGGTACCACCACCGCAACCGTCCTTGCTCATTCTCTCCTCCAGGAAATGAACGAAGCAGCTGAAGATTACTCAATAAGAGAAATTAAAACAGCAGTAGCGAAAGGCCTGGAAAAAGTATTAGAGTACTTAGATGAAAAAAGTATAAAGATAAAGGATGAAATGCTAGAAGATGTCGCTTCTATATCATGTAACAACGACGTTGCGCTCGGATCGATTATAGCTGACGCTTATAAATCTGTCGGGGCTAACGGTGTTGTGTTAATGGAAGAATCTGACACAGAAGAAACATTCAGCGAAATAGTAGATGGGGTTCAATTCGACTGTGGTATAAAATCTCAGCATCTGGTAACAGATAAAGAAAAGAATAAAGCTATACTTGAAAGCCCCTACGTCCTTATCGTAGCATCTCAAATACCTAGTATTAGAAAAATACAAAGTGTGCTTGAGCATGTTATTAAAGAAAAACGCAGTCTTTTAATTGTAGCGGGTATGGATCAACAACCTATGGCTGCACTTTTAATGAACAAGGTAAAAGGCAACATCAAAGTAAACATCATTGATACACCCGGGTTTGGGGCGACTAAGATGGACACTATGCAAGATTTAGCCACAATAACCGGAGCGCAAGTTATCAATGAAGAATTAGGAGATGATTTAGATTTAATCAATCCTGATGTTTTAGGTCAAGCTGAAAAAGCAGTAACAGATGCAACATCTACGGTTATTACTATAGATAAAATGCCAGATGAAGCAAAAGAAAGAATAGACCTAGTAAATAAAAAAATTAAAACGGAGAAGAATCCGTTTATAAAGTCTAAACTCGAACAAAGACTTGCAATGCTTTCAGGAGCTGTAGCAATATTAAAAGTTGGTGCAAACTCAAAAATAGAATTAAAAGAAAAGAAAGATAGAGTTGAAGACGCTATATATGCTGTTAAAGCAGCAATTAAAGAAGGTATAGTTTCAGGTGGAGGTGTTGCATTACATAATGCTTCAGATAAATTAAAAGATAAGCATTCTGCTGAAAAAATCTTATGCAATGCTTTAAAAGCTCCATATAAAAAAATTTTAGAAAACGCAGGTATATCATATGGCCCTAATATGAATGAGGGCAATGGTATAGATGTTGTAACAGGAAAAGGTGTTAATATGATTAAACACGGAATTATTGACCCTGTACTTGTAACTAAAAAAGCATTAATAAATGCTGTTAGTGTAGCTACTACAATTATATCAGCTGATTGTATAATTTCAAATATTAGAGATTATGAAAGCAATCAATAACTTTATTATAATTGAGCCTATTAAAGAAGAGCCGAAGAAAGAAGAAGGCTTGCTTATAATGGATCAACATGTAGATGACGTTAGGTACTTAAAGGCTAAAATTATATCAACTGGCAATATGACAGAAGGAATCAAAGTAAATGACATAATTTACTATGATAGAAGGGCTGGGCACGGAATAGAATACGACAACAACTTATATCAAGTTATAAGACAACAAGACGTTGTGTTAGTCGGTTAATACCAAAAGCCATATACCAAATACTAAAAACTTAAAACGGTTACTGAAAAACTAACCAAACACTTTTTGTTTAACTTTTAAATTAAGAATCATGGCTTTAAATAACAATGACCACTTTTTAATTTTTATTGACGCAGCTGATGATGCAGCATGTTTTTCATTAAACACATTTCTTGGAATGACTGTAGCAGCTGATGCAACGTTAATAATGAACTTTACAAACTCTTTAGGTCCAAACGCAACTGAAGACAAAAGAAGTTTTGTAACGATTACTACAACAGCGGACAAAGAAAAAGACGTTATGATCGGAATTGCAGATGCAATTAACAATGCAACTAACTATCCGAAAAACACAAAGAACTATACTGTAATTTGTGACGACGTTAACTCAATCTTTGCTCACGCAAACATCTTAAGCTGTACTATTACATTAGACGCTTAATAATTACTAAGACCATAAACGGGCTCACGGGTTGGGCCTGTAGGTCTTTTTTTATATGAAGCTAACACCTAACGATTTACGAGAATTAAATATATTAAAATACTATAGGTTAGTTAGAAAATGGGCGTGTAAAACATATGATTTAAATGACGCTGATTTAGAATTATTAATATATTTAGATTGCAAAGTACGATTTACACGTAATGATTTTATTAATGGTGTTTACACAATGTCTTGGGATAAAGATAGGTGGGAACGATTAAGAAGAGACGGGTGGATTGATGTATGGAGACAAAGAGCTGGTTCTCAGCAAAAATACGCTATATACACTACTTCATTTAAATGTAAACAATTGATTACCAGAATGTATAAAGTATTGCTAGGAGAAGATGATCTACCTACAGGAAGTAAAAGTATATTCTACAAAAACAAATCATATCGGGACAAAGTATATAATAAGTCCATAGACGATATGATAAAAGATAATAACAGATAAATTTTAAAATTATGCCTTACGGAAAAGGAACTTACGGTTCAAAGGTTGGAAGACCTAAAGCAAAAAAAGCTAAATCTTCAATGAAGAAAAAAGCTATGAAGAAAAAAAGATAATTATGGCTTCTAAAAACGCACCATCAAGAAAAAAATCACTTGGATATTACAATAAAGCAAACAAAACCGGCACCGGTGCTAAAGCGGGTGGAGGTATGACAAAAAAAGGTGTTGCTAAATATAGACGTGATAATCCAGGTAGTAAATTAAAGACAGCGGTAACTACGCCTCCGTCAAAATTAAAAAAAGGTAGCAAAGCTGCTAAAAGAAGAAAAGCATTTTGTGCAAGATCAAAAAGTTGGAAATCTGAAAGGGGTAGAGCTGCAAGGCGTAGATGGAATTGTTAATATAAAAATCATGAATAAAAATAAAAACAAAGATTTAGACGGATCACAAATGTTATCTCCTAAACAAAAAAGAATAGCTGGTATGGCCCCTCCATTTAATAAAATAACTGGCGCAGACTTTAAAAAACTTAAAAAAAATAAATAAGAAATGGCAGAACTTGACCTAGACGAAATTAAAAAGAAAAAATTCAATATTAGTGTAGAAAACCTAATTACTATTGGTGCTGTAGTGGTTACAGTTGTAGGTATGTGGTACTCATTGCAAGCTGATATAGAACTGGCAAAAGAATTACCTGAACCACCAGTTTCAAGAACGGAATACGATTTAAAAGATCAATTAATTAGAGAGACTATTATATCTACTGAAGAAAAAGTAGATGCTAATTCAGAAAAGCTTGATAAAATTGATGAAAAATTATATGAAATAATTAAAAAATAAGTAATATGAAAAATATCATTTTAATTTTATCTTTATTTATATCTTCTTTTGCTTTTAGTCAAGATGTAACTGTTGTTCATTTCAACTACCAATGGAATTCTCATAATGGTTTTAAAAAATTAGATAATTTAAAATCAGCAAAAGTCCAATACGCTTATGTTGAAAATCAAGGCAAAAAATTAAGAGAGTCTATAAAATCTGTTCCAACAATAATTATATATAAGGGGGACAGACCAGTTGCAAGATTTGAAGCTGGGCTAAGTATGAAAATAGAAATAGAGTTTGACAAACTGCAAGAGATAGTTAATAAATATAAAAATTAGAGCTATGCCAAAAGATGCATGTTATAAAAAAGTAAAAGCAAAATATAGAGTATTCCCGTCTGCTTATGCAAGCGGAGCAATAGCAAAATGCCGTAAAGTGGGCGCTGCTAATTGGGGTAATAAATCAAAGAAAAAATGAAAAACAAGTTTGAACCTCATATGATGTATTGCAAAAATGGTAAAGAGTATAAAGCAAATACATATAAACAACATTTAGCGTTAAAGAAAAAAGGATGTGGTCACACAAAATCTAAAAAATAATGGCTGTTCGTAAAACAAAATCCGGTGCAAATCTTAAACGTTGGTTTAAAGAAAAGTGGATTGATGTTCGCACTGGTAAACCTTGTGGTAGACGTAAAGGTGAAAAAAGAGGTACCCCTTATTGTAGACCGAGCAAAAGAGTTTCAAGTAAAACAGTTAAAACTGCTTCAGAAATGAGTTCTTCAGAAAAATCAAAGAAGATAGCTGAGAAAAAAAGATTAGGCCAACCAGCAGGTAAGCCAAGAAGAGTGTCGAATACAAAACGAAAAAAATGAAAAAGTCAAGAGGATTAGGTGACTCAATTGAAAAAATCACAAAAAAAACAGGTGTTAAAACAATGGTAGATGTAATCTCAAAAGGATTAAATGTACCTTGCGGTTGCGAGGGAAGACGTGACGCCTTAAATACAATATTCCCTTATAAAAAATAAATTTATGAATTTTACATTAATAATAATAGCAGCTGTAGTTGTTATAATAGGTCTTATTGTTTTTTCTATTTGGTTAAATAAAAAAGGAATCACTAAAGACGATAACGATAATTACATACCAGATGTTCTTGAAGATAAAGTAAAGAATGTTAAAACTAAGGTTAAGGACATTAAGAATATAGTTAAAAAGAAAAAGTAATGTCTAAAGACAAGAAAAAGCTTAAAGATACCGCTGTTGGCCGATTTTTGGCTGGAGCGGGATCAAATATTATAGGTAGCTTAGGCGAAGTCTTGCCTGATAAAGGTGTATTAGGTTTAGTAAAAAATTTAATTAAAAAAGACCCAGAGTTACCAGCTGAGGATAAAGAAAAAGCATTAGCTCTGCTACATCAAGATACTGTAGAAATGCAAGAAGTATCAAAAAGATGGCAAGCAGACATGAAGTCAGATTCCTGGCTTTCAAAAAACACAAGGCCATTGACATTAGTTTTTTTAACTGTTGCAATGGTTTTATTAATATTTATAGACTCAACAGGATTGGATTTTGATGTAGATAGCGGTTGGGTTGATCTTTTAAAATCACTTCTCATAACGGTATATGTAGCATATTTTGGTTCACGTGGAGCTGAGAAGTTTAAAACAATACAAAACAAATAAGAAATGGCAAAAATAGATTCGTATTCATTAGACACCAGTATAACAGATAACGATAGCGTACTAGGAATAGATTCAGCAAGCGGGGCAACAAAAAGATTTACGATGTCTAGCATGAAAACATACATCGCTTCCGAAGCTGATATAACTGCTGTAATTGCTGGAACAGGATTATCGGGAGGTGCAACATCTGGGGATGCGACTTTAAATATTGATAGCTCAGTTGTAACACTAACGGGTACACAAACGTTAACTAATAAAACTCTTACAACGCCTGTAATATCTTCAATATCAAATACAGGTACTTTAACTTTACCAACATCTACGGATACTTTAGTTGGTAGAGCAACAACAGATACACTTACAAATAAAACACTAACGTCACCATCTTTAGGTGATCCAACATTCAATATCACTGAAACAAATATTGCAGACGGAGATAAAATTCTTTTTTTGGATGCAACTGGTTCTTCAGTTACTAAAAAAGAGGGAGTAGATGATTTAGCAGTGTTATTTGCAGGGGCTGGTTTAACAGCAGCAAACGCAGCATTAGCAGTAGGTGCAGGAACAGGTATAACTGTAAACGCAAATGATATAGCAGCTGCAGCAGCGCAAACGAGCATAACAAGTATTTATAATTCAAATTTAGCTTTAGGGCATGGCTCTTCGCATGCTAATATAGATTTTAGTACAGATAACAGTATTATATTTGATATTGACGGAACTTCGCAAGTTCAATTAGATGACGGAGTATTTAAGCCAACAACAGACTCCGACGTTGATTTAGGAACGTCTAGTTTGTATTTTAAGAACGCTTATATAGATTCTATCACAACAACAGGTAATGTGAGTATAGGTGGAACCTTAAGCGTTTCTGGTAATAACTTTTCAAATGTAGCAGATATAGGACTAGATAGTATATCAGCGGCAACTAATGATATAAATATTGCTTTAACAGATAATAGAGCAAATGCATTAACTATAAAGCAAGGAAGTGATGCGTATATGATATTTGATACCGCTAATTCAAGTGAATCAATATCAATTGGTACTGGATTAAGCGGAACAGCAATTACTATAGGACATGGAACATCTGAAACAACAATTGGAGATAACTTAGTTGTAACAGGTAATTTAACTGTACAAGGTGATACTACAACAGTTAATACTGCAACATTAAGTGTAGAAGATCCATTAGTAATTGTAGGTAGTGGAAATAATTCTTCAGATAGTGTTGATTTAGGATTATATGGATTATATGATACATCTGGCTCACAAGATTTATATTCAGGATTATTTAGAGATGCAAGTGATAGCGGAAAATGGAAATTATTTAAAGATTTACAAACTGAACCAACAACAACAGTAAATACAAGTGGTACAGGATATGCAGTAGGAACACTAGTTGCAAACTTAGAAGGAACAGTTACAGGTAATGCAAGTGGATTATCATCTACGTTAGCAGTAGCATCGGGTGGTACTAATGCAACATCATTTGCTGATAAAGCAGTTATTATATCACAAGATAGTGGTACAGACACATTAACTGGTGTGGCAATGAGTACAAATGGTCAATTATTAATTGGTGGTACGAGCGGACCTGCGGCAGCAACTTTAACAGCGGGTAGTAATGTTACTATTACGAATGCAGATAATTCAATTACTTTAGATGTTAGCGCAGCAGGTGATGCTTTCAAAACAATATCTGTATCAGGGCAGTCAGATGTGGTAGCAGATGGAACAGCAGATACATTAACATTTGCAGCAGGTACCGGAACAACAATAACAACAAATGCAAGTACTGATACTATAACTATAAGTGCGGGAACAAATACAATAGAAGTAGATGAGTTTACAGGAAACGGTAGTACAGCAGCTTATACACTAAGCACAGCGGCTGTTACTGAAAACAATTTACTTGTATACATGGATGGTGTTTATCAACATCATAATACATATGCAGTATCAGGAACTACATTAACTTTTGATACAAACGTGCCAAACGGGTCAAAGGTAGAAGCATTCCACATGAGAACGATTAGTAATACTAATTTAGTACAATCAGCAGTAGCTGGCACATTAATGGATGTTAGTGGGGCAACAGGTGATGTAACATTTAATGTAGATTTATCTGAAGCAGCAGAAGCAGCAATTGCAGATGGCGATTATATGTTATTTTTAGATGGTGGTGCAACAGGTACAGCTAAGAAAGAAGCATTAGGGGATATAGCTACGCTTTTTGCAGGTACAGGGCTTACAGCATCTAGCTCAGTTATAAATATGGATGCTGCTCAAACAGGCATTACATCAGTACTTAATACATCTTTAGTGTTAGGTAGAGATGCAGATAATCAAATTAAATTTGGAACAGACAACCAAATAATATTTGAGGTTAGCGGAGGAGACAATGTGATATTTAAAGCATCCGGTGAAATTGAAGCTACTACAGTAAATACAACTGGAGCTGCAACAATAGGTGGTAATGGATCATCTGGCGGTGTAACTATAAACGATGGATCAATACAAATTAGAACAGGTACAGGTAATGTAGCTGAAATGAGATTTTATTGTGAAACTAGTAATGCACATTATCAAACATTAAAAGCAGCACCTCATAGCGCAGGTAGTTCAGCGGCATTAGTTTTACCTACAGCCTCAGGTAATTTAATTGGAACTGGAGATACAGGAACAGTTGCAAGTGGAATGATAGCAGCAGATGCAATAACCAGTGCTAAGATAGCAGATGATGCGATTGACTCAGAACACTATACTGACGGTAGTGTTGACACGGCACATATAGCTGATTTAAATGTAACAACCGCTAAAATAGCAGCAGATGCAATAACTGGCGCGAAAATCGCAGATGATGCAATAGATTCTGAGCATTATGTAGACGGTTCGATTGATACCGCACATATTGGGGATAGCCAAGTAACTACAGCTAAAATAGCGGATAATAATATTACACATGATAAATTAGAAAACAGATATACTGTTTTAAGCGCATTAGGAACTGGCACAAATCAAACATTAGATTTTTCAGCGGCAACTACATTTACAGCTACAATGAATGGTAATGCAACTTTTACTATAACTAATCCAAAACAAGGACAAGTCGTAGATTTAATATTAGCAGGAAATCACACACCAACTTTAGCGATGAGTGGCGCTACATTTAATAAAGTGGGGAGTGTAGATTACGATGGTTCTACAACAAACCTTATACAAATACTAGTAGCAGATGACGCTTCGAGTGAAATATTTTATTACTCAGTAGCTCCAATAGCATCTGATACAACACCATAATAATATGAAAGCAATAGAAATTAACGGAACAATAAAAGTATATAAGAAATTACCTAACTCTTGGAAAGGAGTAATGGGCAACTTTAATAAGCTGTCAGATGAAGAAATAAAAGAATACGGCTTTTATAATGTTGTAACTCCTGATTATAATTCTAAAGCACAAAAATTATCTGATATATTTTGGGATGAAAATAATGAGATATTTACTTATACTGTTAACGATATAGAATTTTCGGAAACAGTAGAAGAGTTAAAAGAAATGCAAATCAATGATTTAAAAAAGAAATTAAATTTAAAGCTTCAAGAAACAGATTGGTATATTTTAAGAAAAGCAGAAAGAAATATAGATATACCCTTGGAAATAACAGCGGAAAGAAATAATTTATTTGCAGAGCTTGAAACAAAAGAAAACGAAATAAATGCATTAACAACCAAAGCGGATATTGTAACTTATGAGTTTTAATAAAAGATTAATTAGCACAGGGGCGGCTTCAGGCACAAAAGTTGTTATGACACAAGGCTCTAGTAATTATTTTGCAATTAATGAAACATCAGCAAGTGGTAAATATTATTGGGAAGTATTATTTCTTAGTTTACAAGGGCAAGCTTCTAATTATAGTACAATGATGTGTGGTTTATATACATCTGGTTATGTAGGTAACTGGTCATTAACAAGAAGTAGAAGTTATTATTCATCACAAGGACAAAGGTATAAGGGAACAACATCATATAATTATGGTGCAAGTTATGGGGAAGGAGATATAGTAGGGGTGGCTTTTAATGGTGATGATGATGAAATAACATTTTACAAAAATGGATCAAGTCAAGGTTTAGCTTTTAGTGGTACTGAAGGGGATAGTAATTTTGGTATTCAACTATCTACTGGATTGTATGGTTATGATGCAAGAATATTATTAGGTTCTGATGAGTGGACTTATTCAGCACCTTCGGGATTTGGTCAATGGGACGACGCAAAAACTGCATACGAAAATGATGATATAACAACAAGTGGAAGCTCTAAACAAGTAGGGTAAAAAAAAAAATAAACAATTAATAAATGGCAACAACAAAAGTAACAGCTAACGTATTAGCGGACAATTCAGTAACACAAGCAAAGCTTGCAGACGACGCAGTAGGTGCAGATGAGTTAGCAGCTAGTGCGGTTGTAACAGCTTCAATAGTAGATGATGCGGTAACAGCGGCAAAACTAGCGGCAAATGCTGTAGTAAATGCATCGATAGCGTCAGGAGCAGCTATAGATATGGATAAGCTTGATGGTGATTCACTTGCAAGCGCTATAACTGACTTTGCACAAGATGATCTTGTAATACTATCAGACACCTCAGATTCAGGTAATCTTGTTAAAATAACAACTTCAAATTTTGAAGACGCAATATTTGGTAATATATCAGGAGATGCTACAGTTGCAGCGGGAGGAGCTTTAACTATAGCAAATAATGCAATTGAAACTGCTATGATAAATGCGGACGCAATAACAGGAGCAAAAATTGCAGACGATGCTATAGACTCAGAACATTATACGGATGGGAGTGTTGATACAGCTCATTTAGCAGATGGAGCAATTACAGCCGCTAAGATTGCAGATGGCGCTATAGTCGCAGCAGAAATAGCTGATAACGCAGTAACTACAGCAAAAATAAATGCTGATGCGGTTACAGGCGCTAAAATAGCTGATGATGCAATAAACTCTGAACATTACACTGATGGATCTATTGATACGGCTCATATTGCCGATGACCAAGTAACACAAGCTAAAATAGCGGATGATGCTGTGGGAGCCGATCAATTAGCGGCTAATGCCGTAGTAACAGCGTCTATAACAGATGATAATGTTACGCATGCTAAATTAGAGCCAAGGTACACAACATTAGTAGCTAAAGGTACAGGAACAGACCAAACATTAGATTTTGCAACAGCTACAACGTTTACAGCGACTATGAATGGAAATGCTACCTTTACAATAACAAACCCTAAACAAGGACAGGTAGTTGATCTTATAGTTTCAGGTAATTATACATTAACACTTGCAATGTCAGGTGCTACATTTAATAAAGTAGGTTCAGTTGATTATGATGGTTCTACAACTAATTTAATACAGATTGTTGTTGCTGACGACGCATCAAGTGAAATATTTTATTATTCAGTCGCGCCTATAGCATCAGATACAACACCATAATAAATAATATATGAAAGCAGTAAATAATAACGGAAAAATAAAAGTATACGCTTCTGTTCCTAATTCTTTTCAATCGCCTACAGGGGTGCATATGAATGCGCTTAAAATGTCGCAAATAGAATTAGAAAACGCGGGAATGTTTGATGTAGTAATCGAAGGTGAGTACGACGAAAGAATCCATAATCTTGGAGAAATATATTTTGATTCACAGCAAAGAGTTTATAAAAAAGACTTAGTAGATAAAACATGGGCAGAATCTTTACAAGAATTAAAAAAACAAAAAATAAAACATTTTAAATCATTAGTTAATATTAAATTAACTGAAACAGACTGGTACGTTGTTAGAAAAGCTGATAATAATACTGCTGTTCCAAGTGATATAGAAACAACAAGATCAAATTTAAGAACACAATCAACAACTGTTGAAGATGAAATAAATGCTTTAACTGAAAAAAAAGAAGTAGTATTATACGATTTTCCTAATATTTAATTAAATGAGTTTAAATAAAAGATTAATTGCTTCAGGTCCCGCTCCATTTGTAGCGAGTGAAAATTTTACTACTGTAACTTGGGAAGGAGATGAGCAGGACGATAGGGAAATTACAGTTGGATTTAAGCCTGACTTTGTTTGGTTCAAAACAAGAAACCAAAGCAATGACCATAATTTATCTGATTCTACAAGAGGTGCTGCAAAACAAATTCGTCCTAATAGAGATATTGCAGAAGTAAGTGCGTCGGATCAAATAAAATCTTTTACCTCAACAGGGTTTACAGTAGGTACATCAGGAGATTCAAATCGCGCAGGAAACACTTATGTAGCTTGGTGCTGGAAAGTTGGAGGAGGAACTACAAGTAGTAATACTGATGGAAGTGGTATAACTTCAACAGTTCAATCTAATGCAGATACAGGAATTTCAATAGTTAAATGGACAGGAACAGCAAATGCTTCACATACCGTTGGGCATGGACTTGGAACGACTCCTGATGTAATAATGTTAAAAGATTATTCTAATACAAGAAACTGGATGGTTCACGTTTCTGCTGCACCTACTGTAAATCAACCATTTGGTGGAAACCTTGATTTAAATACTACCTTTAATACAAACGCAGGTACTAATGGAGGGTTTGGAACACCTACTTCTTCAGTTATAACTTTTACAAATGGGAGTGGTTCTGTAAATAACATGAACGCAAGCAGTGCAAATATAATTGCTTATTGTTTTTCTGCTGTTTCTGGATTTTCGCATTTTGGATCATATCCTGGTAATGGGAGTAATGATGGTCCTTTTATAGAAACCGGTTTTGAACCTGCTTTTTTAATGATAAAAAGAACGGACTCAACAGGAAGTTGGTTTATTTATGATAGTCATAGAAATACAAGTGATCCAAGAACAAAATATGTTCAGGCAAATACCTCAAATGTTGAAGCTTCTGATTTAATAGGAGTTGACTTTTTATCAAATGGGTTTAAATTATTAGATGATTATTCTCATTTAAATGCCGATGGAGGTGAATATGTTTATATGGCTTTTGCAGCAGACCCTGATACAACTACTCCAACATTAACAAATAGTTTTAATGCAATAAGATATAGAGGGAATGGTTCAACTTTGCCTGTAAGTGGCTTAGGTTTTAAACCTGATTTTATTTGGGCCAAAGCAAGAACTGCAACCAACTCTCATTCTATGTTTGATAATCTTCGAGGTATAAATAAAGAATTAAATGCAAATTCAGATGATGCACAAGGTTCATTAGACGATGGTGTTTTATCGTTTGATTCTGATGGTTGGACTATGGGGGATAGAGCAAATTTAAATCAGAATGATCATGATTTTATTGGCTGGGCATGGAAAGCTGGTGATCAACAAACAATTTTTGGAGGGCCTGCAAGAGCAATATATAAATTTGAAGATAATACCAATGATGTTACAGGAAATCATAATGCTGTTGGATCAAGCCTTACAGGGTATACTTCAAGCGGAAAATTTAATAAAGCGGCGCAGTTTAATGGAAGTGATACATATATAAATCTACCTAATGGCTCTTTCAGATACCCTGAATTAACAGTTTCTGTTTGGGTAAAACCTGCAGGGTCAGGACATAGAAGTATTATAGAAAATTATGATTACCAAAGTAGCGCTAGTAAAGGTTTTATTCTTAGAATTGATAATAGTACTGATAAAGCAAGATTTGTAATTTATAATGGTGACTGTGATAATCCTTATCCTGACGACACAAGTTGTTCAAATGTTACAGCAGCAGTTTCTTCAAGTGCCATACCTACTAATGCTTATACTCATATTGCTGTTACAATGAAGCTTGGAGAACTTAAAATGTATATTAATGGAGAATTAGATGTTTCAACAGAAACACAAGGTATAGGCTACCATGCGTCTGCTTCTACAAATATAGGCCGAACAGTACATGCTTTTTCCACAGGGGGTGAAGCTTTTTATAATGGAGAAATTGATCAATTAAGAGTTTATAGCGGATGTGCATCAGACATAGATATTACTGCTTTATATGCAGAAACTACGTCTGATAATGATGATTTAACCTTAGGAGAACCCGCTTCTGTTTTAATTAGTGCGAATGCTGCGGCTGGGTTTTCTATTGTCAAATATAAAGGAGACGGTATTGCAGGTTTACAAGTTCCTCATGGACTATCCGTTGCACCTGATATGATGCTTATAAAAAGTTTAGATACAGCTTTATATTGGGCTGTGTATCATAAATATAATACTGGAGGGAGTGGTAATGGTCATACTGAAAGATTAAAAATGAATGTTTCTCATTCGACAGCTACTACATCTATTTATTGGAATAGCACAGCACCAACCGCAACATATTTTACTGTTGGAACAGATACAGACACAAATACAGCAGGAGAAGAATATATAGCCTACTGTTTTCACGATGTTTCTTCATACCAAAAATTTGGAAGTTATACCGGTAATGGGAGCAGTACAGGTCCTTCTATAACAACAGGGTTTAAACCGGATTTTATTTTTATTAAAAGAGCTGATGCAACAGAAGATTATAAAATAATTGATGCTTTAAGAAGTTTTGACAATACAATAGAACCAAACGAAAATATTGCAGAAGAAAGTGCTAACAATTCAAATTTTACACTTACAAGTACAGGTTTTCAAATAGGAGATACACATGGTGATTTTAATGCAAATAATGGAAAATATGTATATTGGGCAATAGCTCAAAACGTTCCAGCTAATACAACATTAGCAGATAGTTTTGGTATTGTTGAGTATAGAGGGCTTGGTAATCCTAGGAAAATACAAGGGTTTTCTTTTAGACCTGATTTTGTGTGGATTAAAAATAGAGATACTGATTTTTCACATTCTATGTTTGACACCGTAAGAGGGGCTGGAGAATATGTGAGGCCTAATACTACAGCAGCAGAACAATCAGATTCAACAACTATACAATCATTTAATAGTGACGGTTTTAGTGTAGGTAATGCAGGAGGAGGAATTGGTAATAGTGGAGATGATTATATAGTCTGGGGGTGGAAAGCTGGGAATTCTTGGGAATCAAATGTTGATGGAAGTATTCAAACTTTAGTTAATGCAAATACCGCAAGTGGGTTTTCTATTATAAAGTATAATATGAACCTTACAAGTGGAACGTTTACTTTAGGGCATGGGTTATCATCCGCTCCTCAGTTAATATTTTTCTTTGCATTAGAACAATCGGGAAGTACTTCAAATATAGTTTACCCAAATATTAAAGAAAAAGAAATGGTATTAGATAATACTGGGGCTGCTTCAGATAGTAACCCTAACTATTGGAACGACACAGCTCCTACTAGTACACTAATAACTATGGGTTCTGCATGGACACAATATCATTCATATTATGGCGGAGAAACTATTGCTTATGCTTTTCATTCAGTATCTGGGTTTTGTGATATTGATACATATTCAGGTAATGGAAGTACACAAAGTATTACAGGGGTAGGATTTAGACCAGATTTTGTTATAATAAAAGAAACATCAGCTGCAGAGTCTTGGAGAATGTTTGATAGCTGGAGAGGTGCAACTAAAAGATTATTTCCAAACACTGATGGCGTTGAGTCTACTGCAAGTGACTCTTTAACATCTTTTGATAGTGATGGGTTTAGTTTAGGTTCAAGCGCGGGTGTAAATGAAAGTGGCCAAACGTATTTATACATGGCATATAGAATGAATACAACTTTAAATACTACACTTGCTAATAGTTTTAAAAATATGCATTATACTGGAACTGGCGCAGAATTAGCTGTAACAGGTGCAGGATTTAAACCAGATTTGGTTTGGATTACGAATAGAGATGGTACAACTTGGAATAATATTTTTGATTCTGTAAGAGGGTCAAATGCATATTTAGCTACAAATGCTAATTCAGCTGTAGAGCATACCGCTAATACAATGGATTCATTTGATTCAGACGGTTTTACTATAGACTCATCAAACGGATTTGGAAATAATAATACTAACTTTGCAGCGTGGGCATGGAAAGCGGGTAATGGGCATGTAAGTAATTTTGAAGGAACTATACCTAGCATAGTAAATGCAAATACTGCAAATGGATTTAGTATTGTCAAATGGGAAGGAACGGGAGCACAAGGGACTATTGGTCATGGATTAAATTCCGCTCCTGAAATAATTATTTCAAAAAGAATAGATTCTACTAATAACTGGAATGTATATCATAAAGATTTAGGTTTAAGTCATACTTCATATCCTAATTGGTTGTATTTAAATTTAACTAGTTCAGAACAAAATAGTGGCTCAAATGCAAATCACGCTTATTATCAAGTTCCTTCATCTACACTTATATACCAGCACACAGGTTCAAGTGAAAGTACAAATGTTGATGGAGGTGATTATATATCTTATTGTTGGCATTCAGTGTCTGGTTATTCAAAAATAGATGAATATACTGGCTCAGGAACAGGTGCTAATCAATTAATAAATACAGGATTTCAGCCAGACTGGGTGATGTTTAAAGATTATTCAGCTGGAGGTTCTTGGTTTATAGTAGATTCATCTAGAGGAGGAGCTAAAAGTATGAAAGCAAATGATTATGCTACAGAAGGAACAACTAATTTTGTAACATTTGAATCAAATGGTTTTAGAGTAACAGGAGACGCTAATGCAACATCAGATTGGGTATATATGGCTTTTAAAATGAATTAAAATGATAGCATATATATTACTTGGAATATTTACGTTACTTTTAATAATAGGTCAAATTAAAAATGCTGATATAATTATAGCGCCTATAATGGGATTTATGGTAGGAGCATTATATAATAAAGAATACTTTGAAGATGGAACATGCGATACAACCTTGCAATGTGCTGTCGGTTTTATAACTTTGAGTGTAGTATGGACTCGTAACATAAAAGAATAAATACTATATTTGTATATAGTGTAATTAAATTAAATTAAATAAAATGTCAAAAAAGAAAATAACAAAAGAGGAGCTTGAAGAATTACAAGCTAAAATATCAGTTTTAAATAATCTACAATATAAGCTAGGTGCTTTAGCTGTAGATCAAAATAAAGTTTTAAAAGCATTTGACACGGTTCGTGAAGAACTTAGAACAATGCAAATGGGATTAAAAGAAACATACGGTAATGTTAGTATTAGCGTAGAAGATGGTAGCCTCACTGAAACAGAAGAAACAGATGAGCAAGCTGATAAGAAAGATTAGTATTGGAAAAAACTATAAAACAGACGCAATGCACTATGCTGTGGGGCAAGAGGTTTATGGAGGTCATACAATATGTGATATAATAGATGAAAAAGATAATTATTCTATTTACATAAAGAAAGGTGCGGATGTATTACCATGGAAAAGTTTTAATAAAAACATGGCTATATCTGTTGAGTATAATTTACAATATTAATGAAACCAATTTATTCCTTTTTAATAAAACCTAAAAAAGAAAGATACGACAATACAAAAACGGTTGGAGATAAAGAGTTAATATTAAACACTGATATATCCGATCATAAATTTGTAAGTCGTCAAGCAATAGTTTGCAAAACACCTATAGCACGTGATACACATATTAACAGAGGTGATGAGCTTTATGTTCATCATAATATATTTCGTCGTTGGCATGATGTTAGAGGTATTGAACGCAATAGTAAAAGCTATTTCAAAGATAATTTATACTTCTGCGAACTTGAGCAAATATTTCTTTACAAGCGTGATGGCATTTGGAAAGCGAATCAAGGATTTAGTTTTGTAAAACCTTTATCAAACAACGATGCGTTTTCAATAAACAAAGAAATGTCATTAACAGGTATTGTTAAGTACGTAGATAATACGAACAACTTTAAGGTTAATGAAAAAATAGGGTTTACTCCAGATAGTGAATATGAGTTTGTAATTGAAGGTGAAAGACTATACAGAGTAATAAATAATGAAATATCTATACGTTATGGATTTAAAGAAACAGAAAGAGAGTATAATCCAAGCTGGTTATAAAGCGGTTGACGAATTAGTTAAAGTAGCAAAAGAAGCTATAGTTGAAACTGATGACGACGTTTCTGCTGATAGATTAAAGAATGCAGCAGCTACAAAGAAGCTTGCAATATTCGATGCGTTCGAAATATTAAATAGAATAGAAGTTGAAAAAAACTTACTTGAAAACAAACCAACGCAAATAAAAGAAAATACATTTTCAGGGTTTGCAGAAAAAAAATCTAAATAATGTCATATCAACAAACATTATATAAGATTATTGAGCCAATTAAAAAAACTACTATTAGTAGATTGAATAAAGGCAAGAAATGGAAGTACGGGTATAACGAAGAGCACGATGTTGTTGTTATTAGCAAGACAGGTAAAATAGGTGAAGTATATGAAATACAGAATCTACGAATAGCTTTGCCTGCTGAAAAAGATGTGTATAGCAAAAACAATAAATGGGTTCCGCATGAATATCCGCAAGAGCTTAAAAGATTAAAAACAATATTTGATTGGAGAGATTATCCAGAAGAATTAAAAGAAAAGTGGTATGCGTACATTGATAAAGAGTTTACTCGTAGAGAAGAAGGCTATTGGTTCCTTAACAAAGGCAATAGCACTTATATCACTGGCACTCATTATATGTACTTGCAGTGGTCCAAGATTGATGTTGGGAAGCCAGACTTTCGAGAAGCAAACAGATTATTCTTCATATTCTGGGAAGCTTGCAAGGCAGACGCAAGATGTTATGGGATTTGCTACCTTAAGAATAGACGGTCTGGATTTAGCTTCATGTCAAGCAGCGAGACAGTTAATCAAGCTACAATCTCATCAGATTCTAGATTCGGAATCTTATCGAAGACTGGTGCAGATGCAAAGAAAATGTTTACCGACAAGGTCGTACCAATTTCATCGCACTATCCATTCTTCTTCAAACCAATACAAGACGGAATGGACCGTCCCAAAACAGAGTTGGCCTACCGTGTCCCAGCATCCAAACTCACAAGAAAGTCCATCACCAGTGCAACCAAATCCAAGCCCCAAGAACTCGAAGGGCTCGATACAACAATAGATTGGAAGAACACCGGGGATAACTCATATGATGGTGAGAAGTTAAAATTATTAGTTCACGATGAATCTGGTAAATGGGAAAGACCAGATAATATATTAAATAATTGGAGAGTAACAAAAACAACCCTTAGACTAGGTAGCAGGATAATAGGAAAGTGTATGATGGGATCAACATCAAACGCATTAGATAAGGGTGGTGATAACTTTAAAAAATTATATCATGCTTCAGACGTTACAAAACGAAACAGAAATGGACAAACAAGCTCTGGATTATATAGCTTATTCATACCTATGGAATGGAACTACGAAGGATTTATCGACGATTGCGGAATGCCTGTCTTTGAATCTGGAGATACTAGCGCTCGCGACAATTATGGAGAAACAATTGGAACAGGAGTTATTGAACACTGGCAAAACGAGGCAGACGGTCTTAAAAGCGATCAAGACGCGTTAAATGAATTTTATCGTCAATTCCCGCGTACAGAAGAGCACGCGTTTAGAGACGAAACAAAAAATAGTATATTTAATTTACAAAAGATATACGAACAAATAGATTACAATGGAGATTTAAAAAACTCCGGGTTTGTATCAAAAGGAAATTTCCAATGGGAAAATGGTGTAAAAGATAGTAAAGTTATATTTATGCCAGATTTAAAAGGAAGATTTAATGTATCGTGGATTCCGCCGGTACATATGCAAAACATTGTAATAAATAATAGAGGTAGAAAAACCCCAGGAAATGAACACTTAGGGGCTTTTGGATGTGATAGTTACGATATATCCGGAACGACAGATGGTCAAGGATCGAAAGGAGCATTGCATGGATTAACTAAGTTTAGCTTAGATGAAGCCCCTTCTAATAGTTTTTTTCTTGAATATGTTTCAAGACCTCCAACGGCAGAAATGTTTTTTGAAGATGTATTAATGGCATTAGTATTTTATGGAATGCCATTACTTGCAGAGAACAACAAACCAAGACTTTTATATTATTTAAAAAGAAGAGGGTATAGAGGGTATTCTATGAATAGACCAGATAAAAGTTATAATAAATTATCTATAACAGAAAAAGAAGTAGGTGGAATTCCAAACTCTTCTGAAGATATTAGGCAAGCACATGCAGCAGCTATTGAATCATATATAGACAAACATGTAGGATTAAAAGAAGACAATAACTATGGAGATCTTTATTTTGACCGTACATTAAATGATTGGGCTTTGTTTGATATAAATAAAAGAACAAAATTTGATGCAGCAATAAGTTCAGGGCTTGCAATAATGGCATGTAATAAAAATATGTATGCTCCTGCTGTAGTTAAAACAACAAAAAAATTAGAATTTGAATTTAAAAAATACAATAATCAAGGAAGTTTTTCAAAAATATTAAAATAAATGGCAAAGTCACACCCAACAGGATTATTCCCAAGCATGTCAGTATCTGACGCAGAAAAAGCTAGCATAGAATATGGTAAGAAAATAGGAAGAGCTATTGAGTCGGAATGGTTTAAAAAAGATTCTGGTACTTCAAGGTATCAATCTAATCGTGAAAATTTTCATAGATTAAGATTATACGCAAGAGGCGAACAATCAATACAAAAATATAAAGATGAGTTATCAATTAATGGTGACTTGTCTTATTTAAATTTAGATTGGAAGCCAGTGCCAATTATTCCAAAATTTGTAGATATAGTAGTAAATGGTATTAGCGAAAGAACATATGATTTAAATGCTTATTCGCAAGATCCAAGTTCTGTTAAAAATCGTTCTGACTATATGGATAGTATATTAGAAGATATGAGAACTCAAAATTATAAAAATCAAGTAGGTCGAACATTTGGTATTGATATATATAAAACAAATCAAAAAAATCTTCCAATTGACGAGTCTGAGCTTAATGTACATATGCAATTAGATTATAAACAAGGAATTGAAATTGCACAAGAAGAAGCTATCAATAATGTTTTTGATAAAAACGATTATGAATTAACTAAAAAAAGATTAGATTATGATATAACTGTACTTGGTATGGGTTGTGTAAAAAATAGTTTTAATAAATCTGACGGTATTGTTATTAATTATGTAGACCCCGCAGATATAGTTTATTCATTTACAGAATCCCCATATTTTGATGATTTATATTATGTAGGTGAAATAAAAAAAATAAGCATAGTTGAATTAAAAAAACAATTTCCACATATAACGGATGAAGAAATAAAAAATATAGAAGATAATGGTTTAGGATCAGGTGCTTTATTATATAATAAATCTTATGGAGCTTTAGACGGTGACGACGACGGGTATGTTTATATTTTATATTTTGAATATAAAACATATAGAAGCCAAACTTATAAAATTAAAGAAACGCCTTCTGGGGGTAAAAAAGCAATAAAAAAAGATGACACTTTTAATCCACCTGCAGATCAAAGATCCAGATTTGAAAAAGTAGATAGAGCTATAGAAGTATTATATAGTGGAGCAAAAATTATTGGTAGTGAAAATGTAATAGAGTGGAAAATGTCTGAAAACATGACAAGGCCTAAATCTGATACTACTAAAGTGCATATGTCATATAATATTGTTGCACCAAGAATGTATAAAGGAAGATTAGAATCTTTAGTAAGCAGAATGACTACTTTTGCTGATATGATACAGCTTACACATTTAAAGTTGCAACAAGTACTAGCAAGAATGGTTCCTGACGGTGTATTCTTAGATGCTGATGGAATAGCAGAAGTAGATTTAGGTAATGGAACAAATTATAATCCTCAAGAAGCACTTAATATGTTTTTTCAAACAGGTTCTGTTATTGGAAGATCAATGACTCAGGATGGAGAATTTAATAACGGAAGAGTTCCTATTCAAGAATTACAAAGCGGAAGCGGAGGTGGAAAAATTTCAGCGTTAATTACAGCATATAATTATTATTTGCAAAACATGAGAGATGTTACGGGATTAAATGAAGCAAGGGACGGTTCGTTGCCTGATAAAAATTCTTTGGTAGGGTTGCAAAAAATCGCGGCAGCTAATTCTAATACTGCTACACGTCATATATTACAAGCAGGATTATTTCTTACTTTAAAAACAGCAGAGTGTATAAGCTTAAGAGTTTCAGATGTATTAGAATACGCAAATATGAATAATAGTTTTATAAATTCTTTAGGAAGATTTAATGTAGCTAACTTAAAAGAAGTAAAGGATTTATATTTACATGATTTTGGAATATACTTAGAGTTAGCCCCTGATGATGAAGAAAAAGCTATATTAGAAAATAATATTCAAATGACTTTAACTAAAGAACAAATATCTCTTGAAGACGCTATTGATATTAGAGAAGTTAAAAATTTAAAACTTGCAAATCAATTATTAAAATTAAGAAGAAGAAAAAAAATTGAACAAGACCAAGCTATTTCTGCAAGAAATATTGAACTACAATCTGAAGCAAATGCAAAATCAGCGGAAGCAGCTGCAGCGGCAGATATTCAAAAAAATCAAGTTGTTACAGAAAGTAAGGTAAAAATGAGTCAAGCTCAAACACAATTTGATATTCAAAAGTTAGAAAGGGAAGCTGCTATTAAAAAAGAACTCATGTTGCATGAATTCCAATTAAACGTAAAGCTTAAAGAAATGGATTTACGAGTGATTAATGATAAAGATAAGTATCGTGAAGATAGAAAAGATGATAGAACAAAAATACAAGCTTCTCAGCAGTCTGAATTAATAGAACAAAGAAAAAATAATACACCGCCAAAAAACTTTGAATCCGCTGGATTTGATACTTTAGGTGGGTTTGGATTAGAACAATTTGATCCTAAATAATAATTAAATAATAAAAAAATGGGTAAAGTAGTAAAAAACGATTGGACCGGTAGTATAAACGGGTCAGCATACACAACAGCTAGTTCTGCTGCAATAACACCAACATCGGGAAATGTTTGGGTAGCAATAACAATGTTATCTGATACGGTTTTTGATAGCGCAAGCGGGTTGGTTGCAGAAAGTGCAACAACTTATGTTAACACAGAAGGCATTGGAGCAGGAGCTGCAGGCTTAGTCGTTGACAGTGTAACATTCCCAAAAGGAGTAACAATTTATGGTCGTTGGACTGAAATTGATGTAAACTCTGGAACTATTGTTGCATATCAAGGAGCATAAGGTTAATTATTCTTACCTTTATAAAAAGAATAAAAACAATTATATTATATTATGTCAGAAGAAATAAAAGCAAAGGTTGTAGAAGATGAAAATCCGTCTACAGCTGAAAAAGAAACTAAAGTTCTTAAAAAAATGGGGCTTGATACTGGAACCGAAACGGTTACCAAAGTAGATTTAAGAAAACCTAAAAAAGAAAAAGATGCCATTCAAGAGCAAAGCACAGATGAGGTTCTTGTACGCGACGAATCCAGCGTTAGCGAAAAAGTTCAAGAAAAAAACGAAACGCAGCTTGAAAAGTCTACCGAACAAAGCGAAGAAGAAAAAGAAACGATAATTGAAGAAGTTTCGCAGGAAGAACAACCAAAGACTGAAATAAAAAAAGAAGAGCCTGTTGTACAAAAAAAAGAAGAGGCTCAACCGGAATTTAATATACCTGATGGAGTAACAGAGCTAGTTAATTTTATGAATGAAACTGGAGGCTCTATGGAAGATTATATTAAATTAAATAAAAATTATTCAGAATTAGACGAAAACAATTTACTTAAAGAGTATTATAACAATACAAAGCCTCATTTAAATACGGAGGAAGTAAATTTTTTAATTGACGATAAATTTTCTTTTAATGAAGAATTAGATGACCCTATCGAAATAAAAAGAAAGCAATTAGCTTTTAAAGAAGAATTAGCAAATGCTAAAAATCATTTAGAAGGTCAAAAAGAAAAATACTATAAAGAAGTTAAAACTACAGGTGCTTTAAGCGCGGAGCAGCAAAAAGCTGTTAACTTTTTTAATAGATACAATACTGAGCAACAAGAAATTGCTCACCAACAAGAAAAAGCGACAAATACGTTTAACCAAAAAACAAATGAAGTTTTTAATCAAGAATTCAAAGGTTTTGATTTCAACATTGAAGATAAAAAATATAGGTTTAAACTAAAAGATGTAAATAAAATTAAAAATACTCAAAGCAATGTAATGAACGTTTTAGGTAGTTACCTAGATGATAAAAATACATTAAAAGATGGGTATGGTTATCATAAAGCATTATTTGCCGCAAAAAACGCTGATAGCATTGCAAATCATTTTTATCAGCTTGGTAAAACAGAAGCCGTAAAGGAAATCTCAGCAGAGTCCAAAAATATAAATATGGACCCAAGACAGACTAGTACCGGTTATGTTGAATCAGGAGGAATAAAAGTAAGAGCAATATCAGGAGACGATAGCTCAAAGCTACGTATTAAGTTAAAAAAATAATAATAATTTAAATATAAATATAAAATGGCAGCAATAACTCCATCAGCTGGAAGCTCGTTAAACTCAACGCCAGCACCAGCTAAACAGACATTATCGTCTAACTACCTATCATTTACAGGTGGTTCTAACGATTGGTCTCAGCAGTATTTACCAGACTTATATGAGCAAGAAGTAGAAGTATTTGGAAACAGATCTATAGCTTCTTTCTTAAGAATGGTAAGCGCTGAAATGCCTATGACTTCTGACCAAGTAGTTTGGTCTGAGCAAGGTAGACTACACTTACACTACAAAGGTGCAGCAGTAGCTAACACCGGTGTAATTACAATTGCATCTTCAGGAACTCACGCAGTAAGAGTTGGACAAACTATCGTGCTTAGCGATAACCAAACTTCTCCTACAGTAATTAAAGCGTATGTTTCTGCAGTAGCAGCGGACAACACAACTCTAACGGCAATTCCTTATACAGGAGGTGCTACAGTAGGAGCTGTGTCTGGTTTCGTAACAACAGATGACGATGGTACAGCAACTTGTGATTTATTCGTGTATGGTTCTGAATTTAAAAAGGGAACATCAGGAATGACAAACGCGGTACAACCATCTTTTGCTTCTTTAACTAATAAGCCAATTATCATTAAAGATAAGTATGAAGTTTCAGGATCTGATTCTTCTCAAATTGGATGGGTTGAAGTAACAGGAGAACAAGGACAGTCAGGTTACTTATGGTACTTAAAAGCTGAAGGTGACACAAGACAAAGATTCGAGGATAACCTTGAAATGGCAATGATTGAAGGTGAATTAGCAAAAGCAGCTGGTGGTGTTGACTCACAACTAGGTACTGCTGGATCTGATGACACTGCAGGTACAGAAGGTCTTTTTGCAGCAGTAACTGCAAGAGGTCACATTACAACTGGTATCGCTGGAACATCGCCAACAGATGACTTAGGTTCGTTTGATAACATTCTTAAGAAATTTGATGCTCAAGGTGCAATCGAAGAAAACATGTTATTCATTAATAGAGACGTATCTCTAGCGATTGATGATATGTTAGCAACACAAAATTCTTACGGTGCAGGTGGTACATCTTACGGTGTATTTTCTAACAGTGAGGATATGGCGCTTAACTTAGGTTTTTCTGGTTTTAGAAGAGGTTCTTATGACTTCTACAAAACTGACTGGAAATACTTAAACGATGGGTCAACAAGAGGTATTATTGAAAACGACGTAAGAGGTATAATTGTGCCAGCTGGTACATCTACTGTTTATGACCAAATTCTTGGTAAAAACATTAAAAGACCTTTCTTACACGTAAGATATAGAGCTTCACAATCAGATGATAGAAAAATGAAATCTTGGACAACTGGATCAGTTGGAGGAAACTTCACTTCAGATTTAGACGCAATGGAGGTTCACTACCTATCAGAAAGATGTTTAATTACTCAAGGCGCTAATAACTTTATGTTATTAACTTCTTAAATTTTTCTTAGTAGAGCAGGGTGTGATCAATTGGATTAGCACCCTAGCTTTACTTTTTACTAACTTATATTATATTATATCATGAATAAAAAAACAAAAGCTCTAAAGAGCACAGAAACAGTAGTTGCAGAAGCACCTGTTAAAGAAATTATTAAACAAGAGCCAGTAGTAAAAAAGCCTACTTGGCAATTAAAAGACAGAATATATGTCTTAAAAGAGGGGTTATCTCCCCTTACTTATACAATAAAAAGCTCTAACATATACTATTTTGATGAAGAAAAAGGATATGAAAGAGAATTAAAATATACAACAAATCAAAAAACACCGTTTGTAGATGAATTTGTAGGAGATTCAAAATTAGAACATATAACTTTTGAAGATGGGCAGTTATCTGTACCAAAATCCAAACAAACATTACAAAAACTTTTATCATTGTATCATCCACAAAGAAATGGATTGTTTTTTGAATTTGATCCAGCAGCACGAGCAGAAGATGAATTAGATTTTATTGAAATGGAAGTTGATGCTTTAAACATAGCAATGGACATGGAAATTGACCAGATTGAGGCTATAGTGCGCACAGAAGTTGGAAATAAAGCATCTCAGATGTCTTCTAAGGAACTTAAACGTGATTTGATTAATCTAGCTAAGAAAGACCCAAGAATGTTCTTAGAATTAGCTTCTGATGAAAACATAAATATTAGAAATATGGGTATCAAAGCAGTTGAAGCAGGTATTATTAAACTTTCAGCTGATCAAAGAACATTTACCTGGGGCTCAACTAATAAAAAATTAGTTACTGTTCCTTATGAAGAAAATCCATATTCAGCTTTAACAGCATTCTTTAAAACCGATGAAGGTGTTGAAGTTTATACTGCTGTTGAAAAAAGATTAAAATAGTCAATAATAGTCACGGCCCTTAATTGGGCCAAAGGCTATAATAAATAATAATATGGCCATAAATGTAAATACAGTATATAGAACCGTACTATCTCTTCTTAATAGAGAGCAACGAGGATTCATGACACCTGATCAATATAATAGGTTTGCCAGAATGGCGCAGTTAGATTTATTAGGGCAAGCTTTTTTTGATTATAATCGTTATTTAACAAGAAAAGAAACTGGGACTATAAATGACGAATATGCAAATTTAGCAAAATTAGCTAAAGAAAAAATTGACATATTTTCTACTTCAGCAACATTAAGCTTTACGAGCGGAGTTGCAGTAGCTCCTACTAATTTATATAAGTGCTTAATGATTAGTACAGATTCACGAGCAGTTGAAGTAATAGAAATACAAAAATCAAAGTTACCTCAAATTACATCTTCAAAGCTAACAGCCCCCAGCACTTCGTATCCAATATATTATAAGCAAGGTTCAAATGTTTATATATTGCCTTCAACAATTTCATCAGCAACGCTAGACTATATATATAAGCCAACAGATCCTGTTTGGGCTTTTACTACAGGAAGCACTTATGGGGATATGCAGTATTCAAGTACAAATTCAATTGATTTTTCTCTGCATGATTCCGACGAAGTAAGTTTAATAATAAAAATATTATTATTAGCAGGAGTTACTATTAAAGACCCTAATGTTGTGCAAATAGCAAAACAAGAAGAAGTGCAAAAAATTAATCAAGAAAACACATAATAAATGGGACTAATCACACAATCAGCTAGAGAGTATTACGAAGGCTCGCAGTTATTTACAGGAGATGGATCTACTACAACTTTTACATTAACTTTTACACCATTACCAACAGCAGAGTCGGTATTTAGAGTGTTTATAGCAGGCTTAGAAGTTGATGACGACTTACATAGTTACGCTAGCGACACAGGAGTTATAACTTTTACGTCAGCACCGGCAAATGGGGCTGTAATAAAAGTTTTACTAGAAAATCAAAACACAGGAAATTATAGATATATTTCGCTTACTGATATAGTAAATAACTTTTTAGTTGCATACGTGGGAGATGGAAAAATAATAGACCATGTTTCAAAACAAGATATACTATTCCATTCTAAAAGAGCAATACAAGAATTTAGTTATGATGTTTCAAGAGTTGAAAAAATATTAGAAGTTTCAATCCCTACAACGCTAGTTGTGCCTATGCCTCAAGACTATGTTAATTACGTAAAACTATCATGGATAGACGACAATGGTTTAGAAAGACGTATATATCCTACAAGTCAAACTTCTAGGCCTTCGCAAACAGCATTACAAGACACCGACGGAGACTATTTATATGATAATGATAATTCATTATTACAAGCAGATAGTCAAACAATACCTTTATTTGAGGGGATTGAAACAAATGCGGCATTAGGTTCTTCAAGCGCAAATGATTATTTTACTCATAATTCAGATTATAGCGACAGTATAATAGGATTCGGTAAAAGATATGGTAGTCATCCAGAACATTTACAAGTTAATGGTGTATTTGTAAACGATGAAGCAAATGGCCAGTTTGGATTTAGTAGTAATTTATCTGAAAAAACATTAACATTACACTATATATCTGATGGGTTAGGTACGGATGCAGAAATGCAAATTCACAAAATGGCGGAGGAAGCTTTATACAAACATGTAGCTTACGCTATTTTATCTTCAAAACAAAACGTTCCTGAATACATTATAAATAGATTTAAAAGGGAGCGAAGAGCGGCTATGAGAAATGCTAAGCTAAGACTTTCAAATGTTAAACTTGCTGAAATTGCAGCAACAATGAGAAACAAATCTAAACAGATTAAACACTAGATAAATGCCAGAAATCAAAAATACTTTCCTTGGCGGGAAAATGAATAAAGACCTGGACGATAGGCTTCTACCAGAGGGAGAGTACAGAGATGCGCAAAATATTGAAGTATTAAAGCCCGATGGCTCAAATATGGGTGTTATACAAAATGCCGCTGGTAATACAATAGCTCATACAACGCTTAATTTATCCTCAGACGTAGACGTAATTGGAACGTACTTTGATGAAAAAAACAAACGTATATATTGGTTTGTTACAGATAACAATGATTTATCGGCTACAGATTGGTATATAGATTCAGGATTAACTGACCCGCGATTTCATGCTATTTACTATTACGATGCGAATCCCTCCAGTGCAACATTTAAAACAGCTAAAGCAATTGTAACTGGAAGATTCTTAAAGTTTAGTAAAAAATATAAAATTACTGGGGTTGCAATGATTGATGATTTATTGTTTTGGACAGATAACAAAAATCAACCAAGAAGAATTAATGTTGTAAAAGCAATTGGGGATACAGATTTTTATAATAATGAATTAAAAATAAGTTTAGCTAAGTATGCTCCATATACACCTGTTGTGTTTATGACAGAAAATGATATTAATGGAACTTCTACAATGAGTAATGACGCAACACTTGAAAATGATTATATAGAAGAAGAGTTTGTAAGATTTTCATATAGGTATAAATTTAATGATAATGAATATTCTGTATTAGCCCCATTTACTCAAATAGCATTTCAACATTCTTATAAGTCAAGCTCAGAATACGGCACATTTAATGAAGCCGCGGAAGCTAGAGCATATCAATCTACAGAGCTAGATGGGATGATAAACCATGTTAACACTGCTGTTTTAGGTATTGATTTGCCGAGCATTAACCCTAATGCTGATTTTGAAATAAAAGAAGTAGAAATTATAATCAAAGAATCGGATAGTACTGTAGCAAGAATAGTTGAAACAAAAACATTAACTGATGCTGATATTTCTTCTACATTTTATACATATACTTATAAGTCTGACAATCCACAAGAAACTTTACCGGAAGATCAAATAACAAGAGTTTTTGATAATGTACCTACAAAAGCAAAAGCATTAGACATAGTAGGCAACAGATTGGTATTTGGTAACTACTCACAAAATATAACTGTTCCAACATTAGATTATACAGTATCTTTTGGCGCAAAAGGAACTCAAACTTTTACAGGTAATAATAGCACTACGGCATTTACATTAACTTTAAAATCTCCTACTACTGGAGCTTCAAGCATTCCGCCAACAAATAAAAATCAATTTAACGTATATATAAATGATGTACTAGTAACTTCTACAGATTATATATATAATACGACTACAGGTGTTATAACATTTACTACCGCTCCTGCAACTGGAGCGGCTATAACAGTGGTGTTAGCAAACCCTGAATATCCTGATAGCTCTTTAAAACAAAGAAGAACATATCAAATAGGTGTTGTATTAGCTGATATATTTGGAA